ACGCTTGCGTCGTCGCCTGCACCTCTTTGGATCCCGCTTGGATCTTTGTCTCCGGCGGATCGCGCTTCTACGCCCCTTTTACCGAATTCGCCAGCATTATATGGAAAATTGTGACCGTAACCATTGGGGCTAAATTGATTTTTATACCAACCTACTAATTGATCGTGGACTACTTGAAAATTTGCACGTACTGTTATTTCTCTTGGTAATGCTCGATATCCTTTATCTTTCCCTTGCCTTCCAAAAGCAACATTTTTAGCAATAGTTCCAAGAGAGTGACCAAAACTATTAAAGTAGCCAGTTAAACCATTTTCAACGTCTCCTAAAAAATCACCGCTAGGGAAAAAGCTTCCTATATAATTGCCATATCTAATTTTAAAAAATGGAGGGGCGCCCAAAACAGCAAGAGGGTCTCCATTGATTGTCGTACCAGTTTCATAATAGGCCGGATACAAAAGCTGTGTAAGTAAATTTATATTGCGAATATTGTTAACAACACCGCCCGGGCCGTCCATTATATGATGTGCCTGGCATTTAAAATTTATACTTAGACTTCTTCTTACATTTTGAAAAGTTACAATAGGGTCCATTCGTCCATATGCATCCTTTTCTGAAAATCTTGGCCGAAAGTCTTGACTAATAGTTAAGTCCTCAACTGGAATCAATATTGCTTTGCTTTTAGCAGAAGTTTCATGTAAATTAACATGCATGGGTTCGAAAGAAAATACTTTAAATGAATTTTTGAAATTTGATACTGGTGTTCCCATTACTTTTTCCTTTATCTCTTACTAAAAGTTCCCGGTGGTAATATTTTTTCTATTTCCCCTTCGACAAAATCAGCAAGTACTCTTTCATTAAGTTTTAATATATTGTGAAGAACAATTTTTTGGTCGCCACCTGGAGCTGCTTTTGTTGTTGTTCCTGGTCCTTGTTCAACTTGTACTTTTACAGGCGGTATATTCGCTGGTGCCTGAGTTGGAGGTATTTCTGCTTCTGTAGTTACTCCCCCTTCTCCTGTAACCGCCGCCTTTGCTTTTCCCCACAAGGTTCCTCCTTGCTGTTTTGCAAATTCTACAATATCGCCCGATTCTAAAGCTTTATTAGCTGCGTCAATGGATTTGGCAATTGCCATGAAGGCGTCAACTACGTGCGTTTGCAGGTTTTTGCGTGCGAGGGTGCCTACATTTTGCATCGATGAATAAAGTTTGCGCAAAGTTTCATCAACTTGTGTATAGGCTTTTTCATAAAGGACGAGCCCTTCCATGGCCGCGGCCTTCTGTTCTTTTAATGATGTAGCATTTTTTGCAGCGCCGTCTTTCACACTTCCCGCTAGTTGGTCTAAAGTTTTTGCCTGCGTGTCGATGGCTGCAGTGCGTGCATTAATTTCACTAGATTCGCCCATGAAGATTTTTGAAGCTGATTCTACATCGGTGCTAAGCGCTTGCGCAATTGCTTTTTGCATAAAGCGGTCCATGTCATTAAAGCTTTGACCGGTGCTAGAAACAGCCTCTTTGATCATCATAATTCTTTCCGTTTCTGTGGCGTTAACTAAATCTAAAGTATTTAAATAGGGGCCACCTAACATTGCATTAAGATCTCCAACTTGGTTCGCGGCTTTTCCCATATCATCAAATTGTCCGGCAATTTTTAGTACTTCAGACATCCCGACACCAGTTACTCCAACAATAGCATTAAGTTTTTTGAATTGTGCTCTGGCTTGTTCTAGTGGATAGGCCGCTAAATATTGCATTGCTTTGGGCAGGTCTTCACCAACTTGTTTCGGTAGACGCCCCGTTTGTCGAGCAATATTTACAAGTTCTGTTGCGAAATCACGACTCGTTCTGGCAATATTAGATTTTCTGTACGTTTTTCCTAAAGTATCCACTGCATTCGCATATGAGGCAGTATCGAGACCTAATTTTCCAAATATAAATGCTTGCTCTCCTAAGCTTTTAGTAACTTTATCTGCATCCTTTCCTTGGTTGACCATAACAGATCTTAAAGTTTGTGAATGCGTAATTATATCTGTCATGGATTTGCCTACGGTTGCAACGGTGGCGCCTAAATCTCTATTTTCATTAGTAATTCCGATCAGCGATTCGGCATAAGTTTTTTGGCTGCCAACTAAAACACCAATGGCTGCGTCGGTATTCATAACATTACCAGTTAATTTAGCCATTTCGGCACTTTGCTCGCTTACTTCTCCGTAAGCAGTTTTGCCTTGGCCGATAAGGCCGGTGGCGGCCCCGGCGGCGGCGCCTGCAACTGCTGAAGCAGGGCCGGTGCCGGCACTTGCGGCAGTAAAGCCAACTTGTCTTAAAGCCCAAAGAAGGGCGCGGCCAATGGCTCCTGCACCCGGCAAAACGGCGCCGACGGGCGGGGTGCCCGTGGGAGCAACTATGCTGGCGGCGGCTGGTTGCGGAATTGTTGCTCCTACTACGGGCTTGCCACCAGCTTCTGGGCTCAATTTTTTTGCAGCTTTGGCTTCCGCTAACCTTGTTTTTTCAAGATCTAGTCGTTTTTGTTCGATGCGTGTTGACTTTTCTAGAGCTGCTTGCTCTTGTTTTTGTAATTTAATGCGCGTTTCAAGGTTGTTTATTTGTTGAATGGCCGTCGCTTTGTCTTCTTTGCTTAAAGTCGTATTTTTTTCTAGCACTGATCCTATATTTTCAAGAGTGCCCAACATAGCTTCATTTGCTAAAGCAGACTTATCGGTTAACTGGGCCATTTGTAAATAGGGCCCAAGCGTGGCGTCTACGGCTTTGGATAAAGATTCGTATGCTTCGGCGCCTCTAAGCAATTGCTCTGTCATGAGTTTCGCAGCTTCCGCACCGTCACTCAATTCTTTGCTATAATCAGAAATAGGCTCTAAGAGTTTTCCTAAATCTTGCCCCATCGCGGCCAATGTCTTGTTCGCGTCATCTAATATTTTTTTAATTGCTTCTGCGTTTTCGCGTGTTGTTGCCATAAAAAGCCTCTTCTATAAAAAACTACTTCACTATAATTAGTTGAGGTCTTGATTTTTTAGATTATTTTGATTAATTGCGGGAGGGGGTGTTGGCTTCTGCTTCGTCTTTTTTTTGTTTTACAAGTCTATTGAAAAACCAGGTACGTAAACCAACTGGTAAATTATAAGCTTCAATGAGGCTCCAATTGCCATGATATTTTAACAAAAAGAATTGTTCGTAGACTTGTTCCATGTACTCATGCGTTAAACCAAAAAAAGTTAGCAGTGAGAGGAACCTCCATGGTCCCCTCATAACCACATTCTGAGCAACCAAAAGGATGCTTCATATCGAGTGATGGTATTAAATCATCGTACACTTTTCTTATATAACGAGTATGTAAAGCTGGTAACGTATTAATAAATTCATTCAATGGGGAGGGCTCTCTAATCCCATTAACTGAAACAATCACAAACCTTAAGAAGTCCGTTACAGTAGTTTCTGGAAAGTTTCTTTTCTTTTTATGTTCTTGGGTTCTTAAAACCTTTTTTTCGTCGTGACCATTTAAAAATTTAACTTCAACTGTGTATTGTGTTTTTGGCAATGGCACCAAAAAAGTGCCTTCTTCCGTTTTTTTAACATCGTGTTCTTCCATTCTCTTTTCGGTGGGAAACTGTAGTTCTAAAGAATCTAGATCAAAAGAATATTCTTGGGTACTTTCACATTGAGGGCAATTAACAGATGTTTCATAAATAGTTCCATAAGCATGGGCCCGGGCCGCAATGATTAGTGCGTTTTTGTCTCCTAAAAGTAAATCATTTACTTTAATTCTTTTATCTACTAAAATATTTTCAAGCATTCTTTCAAGAGCCATCCCTTTTTTTAACAAAGTTACAGAAGTTAAAATATCTTCTTCTTTTGCAGTCATATGCTTAATCTCTACAACGCCTTGGCCGTGCAGGGGATTATCTGGTGTGTAGAATTGTCCTTTGCTCGGAAGCTCTACAAATTCTGTAGGGGTTATAAACTTTAAAGTGCCTGTTTCCAAAATAGGTTCACTATTTTCTTCTGTGACGGGGGGATTGGCCCCGAGTCTATTTTCATTAGATCTTGTATTCATCTTTACCTCGTATTTTATTTAGATTTTAAATTATTTTTAATGGATTCTACCAAGCGATCCATTTATCACCATATTTTGTAGCAAGTCGGTCATCGCCGCTAGCTGCAGCTTGTAACCTTCTATTTAATTCTCTGTTGCTCCATCCTTGCTCAAATTGAAAATTTTTATACTCAAATTTTAAATTTACAGTACCAAAACCAGTTCCTGCATAATCAATCTTTGAAAAAGTTGCACTTGTTAAAACTGGTTGATATATACTCCATTCTCCGACCGCGTCCCCTTTGTCGTTTATTTCTAAAATTGAAATAATGCGGGGACCACCTTGTGTGTATCCTTGTATAAACAATTGATACGCTTTATTGGCTGCGCCTTCTTCCATTGCCATCGCAGTTTCTTCGTAATTCCATGTTTTTTGCATCATTCCCAATGCAGCATTAACATGGCCCGTAGTATCGGGCCCTTGTTTGTGGCCTATGTTCGCATCGACTAAAGTAACTTCAATTGGCGCTGTAGTAAATTCTTGAGTAGGATAATCTATTTTAGCATAATCTCCGGAGCGCAATTGATATTCAGATTTTTGCGTTCCAATAGTATTATAACCTGGTCTGCTAAAACTTTTAACCATAAAAGGTGGAAAAGCGTTGGCGTCTGTTCCGCCGAACATAAAATCACTAAATAATAATAGACCTTCAAAGACTCTTTTAGGTCTTACTTGGGTGTTGCTCCAAAATTGCCATGCGCCTGGTGAAAAAATATCAACCATTTTATATCTTATAAGCCTGTGGCGCCCATTTCTTCTCTATATTTATTAATTGTTTGCGCTTGGTCTGGTCCGTTACCCATAATTAATTGCGGTATTGGATTGTTGGCATTTTGTGGTGCACCTTCATATTGAGCCCAGTCATATCGGAATGTTACGCTTACATTTAACATTTCATCAGTATTATAAGCTAGCTCTCCAAACTTGGCATCTTGAATCCAAGCATTATACAAACTCCACTGATCGACTATACGACCTTCTGCATCTAATTGTGCAATGGAAGGAATTCCAAGGGCAGCAACTGCGTTTGCTTTGCTAAAAGAAATTGTTGCAGCTTCTTCTGTTCCGGGAATGGCGTAGCCAGAGGCTTGTAAAATTTTAATTATTTTGGCAGACGCATCTGGATAAACGGGATCTACTAAAGTCACTGCAACTTCATTCCAAGTTATCTTGCCCGGATAATTAAAAGTGTGTCCAATATAATTATGAGCTATATTAGTTATCGTAAAGCTTGGTTTAGCTACGGTTTTAACAACATACGTTGGAATTTGATCAAAGATTAATATCCATCGAAAGCTTCGCTTAGGATCAACCGTAGTTGAACTCCAAAAATTGCTGCCTGCGCCCATTTTTAATTTCTCCTTTTTGTTCTTCTATTAATAAATAGAATCAAATTAAATTTTTAGTCCTCAAAAGATGCTCCTGAATCCGTAATAATGAAATCGATTGCGATAAATTCAATGGCCCGGGCCGGTTTCACATATATTTTTGCATACAATATGTTTCGATCAATAAGGTCTGGAGTGGTAGTTGTCTCATCCAAAATCAATTTATAATCAGTAATTCCTAAGCCTGCTTTTACATCACTCAAGAACGGCTCGACCTTTCCTTTAAACCTATTCCAGGTTGTTTGAACATTTTGATCAAATAAAATCGTAGCCGCAAATCTTGAAATTTGTTTCTTCAAGAAAATTACCAAGCGGCGAACATTAATTCTATCTAGAGCCGAAGGGGTTAATTGTAAAGTTTTCTGACCGAAAATTACAATGCCTTCTGCCGGGAATTTTGCAATTGGATTAATGCCTGCCTCATAAAGCCTATCTCGCTTTCTTGATGTGAGACGTTCTTCTATACCAACGACTGGGAGTCCTCCAGCGCGATTGGCACTAAGTCCGCCGCGTGTAAAGCCAGCCGGGGCGAACCAAAGTTGTGAATTTGCTTCGCTGTACGCCATGGCGCCCAGCGCGACTACTGATGGAGGTGCCCAAAGAGTGGCACCGTTAACAGTGTCACGAATTTGAACCCATGGGTAATATGTACATCCGTAGCTACTATTGATTTTTAAGTAATTTCTCTTGTTGCTAATGACGTTGTTAACATCTCCCTTTCGATCAGTTTTAGCTTGTCCATTTTCAGTATCAGGCTTATAACCGTTTTTCAAGTCAATGACTGCCAATGCATCCCCTCGATTTTCACACATTTCTACTAATTTTGTGTTAAGAGTGTTATTGGTCAATCCTGGCATTGATAGCAAATTATATTCAACAATCTCGGGATCCCGCAAAGAGTCTATAGCTACATTAATAGAGTTGAAAGCAGCATTAGTAGTTTCTCTTTTTCCTTCTAAATCAGTATTGTTGAATGGGTCTCTTTCTGTAATGTCTAGACCATCCTGGCCTCCATGTAGACAAGTCGTAAATTGATCCCAGCCTGCGGTGGGGCCGCCGTCAACTTGATCAACTACATTCAAATAAGATGCCGAAACGGGGCCGGCCGTGGTTGAATTGGCGCCAGATCCAGTATGCGCAGTATAAGAAAGGCCGGCTGCGCGGGAGCCGGATGCATAAACTGCGTCGGATCCATATGCGCCGTCATATGAGGAAGCAGTGGCGTGAACGTTTCTTACGTCATCTAAAGAAAACACCCAAGAATTCTCCGTAATGCCAGATTCTGCTTCCCAGTTGTCTACATCTTCTGCTTTGCCTCGAAGCACATCATAAACGCTGTGGTCAAATCTTGAACTACGATAAGTGGTGTCAACACCAAAGCAAGCATCGCGGGGGTCATTTAACGTTTTACCCTCGGAAGAACTAGCGCGGAGTCTCAACTTTGGAAATTCATATCTAGAATTAATGATGTTTCCATCGGCGGAAGCATTAAATGTGCCAGTTGATGGGTCTGAAATTGGGTTTTGGCTCCCGGATTCTACGAATGCGCCGGAATTGAGCGTTGGGGCGGCCGAATAATCAAATGTCATTAGAGTGCCGCCGAGCGTAACGCTTCCGCTCGTAGCAAACCCAACATATCGTGGTGGCCCATAAACGCCGAAAGGAAGTAAAGTATCCCCTGTACTGCCGCGGTCTACAAGTTCGTTCATTTCCACGTAAATATAATCGGATACATTATCATATTCACCGTAGTAACGGTAACGACGATCATCATCGCTCCATCGCTCAAATTTATTGCCAATTTTTTTGGCAATATAATTATCCGAAGATGGATTTAAATTACAATTATTGTATTGTTCTAAAATATCAGGCGCAGCGTCGACATCTGAAATTTTTCGAATTGCTACCGTAAAAGTACCATAAGAATTCTGTGGATCTTCTGATCCTTTAATATCTTTAATAGAAATTTTTACTTTGCGTTGAGTTTCTTCACCCAGTTCGCGGGCTGCAAGTCGAAATAGTTTTTGCATATTCTCTGGGGCATAAGAAGAAGTATCGCTTGTGGTGTCTTGTGAAATAAACCATCCTGTTTTTGCAAACTGATTTGTTGGACTTTTAGTGGGGCTCATTCTGAAATCGGCGCCATCCGTAATTCCATTAGGGGTCGCAAGCCTTAAAATAGTCCCATAACAATTTGAAGGTATAGATCCACTAATTCCTATGCCGGAGCCGCCTTCGGTGGTGCCTTTAAACGTGCTTAAGTTGCCTTCAAAGCTTTCACCAAGCCAGTATGTAAGTGTAGTTCCACCGTCTGGCGTAAGGTCTCCATTAGTTAAAGTCGGATTAGTGTTAAACACTTTTCTAATAAATCGTGGTGAATCCGGATTAAAATTAAATGAACTATTAATGGCAGCTGACGAGCCTGAATTAATGACAACTTTAAAGGAAGGACCACTATCAACGGCTCTAATCCAGCCGGCCATAGAGGCGCCGTATGTGGTACTGCCGGTGACAATTGTTTGCCCCGAAAGAGCAATCGAACCGTGATCCAAATACCATATAGCCGCTAAAGTTCCGAGAGAGGCGGATGTCGCGTTAAACTTGGAAGATCCTGTGTTTTGTGCAAGCCCTGTGCCATCGCTTGCGCCGGCTTCGAGAGGCCCTGCTCCACTGCCGAGTGGGCCTTCACAGACAAAAAGGCCGTATGCGCCGCCGTTGGTTGTTGCGGTCGTGGTTGACTCTATTTTATCAGTTTTCCATCCGGCATACGCCGTACTTACTGCGGCGTTGGCGTTAGTTTGCCCCAATAGGCGGACCATGGTCACTGGAGAATTGTTTCGAAGCCACGCTTGTGCTGCGTATGCTGCATAAGTAGGGGCTGTAAAATTTCCATAGCGCCAAACGTCGCCGGCCGATTGTCCTGGGTCAGGTTTGCCGAAAATATCAACGAATTCTGAGAAAGAATTAACTTGGACTGGCTTCAAAGCGGGGCCTTGAGAAAGTTTCCCAATCAATGCTGGGCCTGTCGCGGCCGGCAGAGCGGGTAATTGTGAGTTGTCAATCTCGGTAATAAAAATACCGGGGGACATAAACTTAAATTTTCTATATGACATGTGCTAATTCTCCTTTGGCTAACACGGCTTTTTCTTTAATAAATAGTAATAAAATAATGCAAAAACCTTTTAAAAGGCTTTATTCTCTGTAAAAGCCATTATCTGGCTTATAATCCCGTATATCTCCCATAATTACTTTCTCGCGCGGCATTTTAACTTCAACTGCGTTCTCTCGTCGAATAATTTTAGGACGTTCTTGATTCTCTCCTTCTCCGATCAAATATCCTAATACATCAAAATTAATTTGCGTTTGATAAGTTCTTTCTTCTTTATCATAAGAACCAACGTTATTTTCTAAACTTAAATCAGAACCCATAAATGTTTCATACGAGTGGCCATCGCGCTTAATTAAGAAAGAATTAATGTGACCACCCAATGTTAGAAATGGTTGCAGCATTTGATTCATGTGCTGTTGATAGTTTGTTTTTAAAGAAAGAGTATACCTAATATACGTGTATATGGGTTGTGGCACGTATAAGGTCTCGACTACAACTTTTTCATTCTTTTTGATTTTTGGGTAATAAGCTTGCCTGCCTGGTGTTCTACGAGTATTATTAAACCTCTTTCTGTTGTCTGCTGCTGAAAAATTAGTTGTTTTATCTGAAACGATCCTTCTTCCGACTACAATTCGGCCGCCATGGTAAGGTCCGATCATAAAAGGCGGCGCGCCAAAATATTTACCTTTTTTAGTTAAATCTTTAGTAACAGATGTTCTTTCAATGCTCATAATTGGATAAATTAATGTACCATCTAAATCATATAATTCCTTCTTCTCTTTTGCAAAAAATGCGCGCTCCGGCGATGCCCACATCAAAGGAACTTTTTTCCACCCTTTATTAGTATCACAAAAAATGTTCATTTCTTCATTAACGAAATCATAAAAAGCAAAATCAATTGTTTCTAAATTTGAAGGTTCTATTTCTACTTCATGAATAACATCATTAGCATTTTCAATTCCTGTGTAAGAATAATCAACTGGCATCAAAAGTTCCCTCTCTAGCTTTTACGCAATGTGCTTCGATTTCAAAAACACGGTCCCAGCCGGCCCATGCCTGCCCAAATATTTGTTTTGGATAGTTGAGAGTTAAAATTTCAAAATGGTCTTGGCCATATAAAACAAAGTCACCTTCTCTCACATATAAATCTTGATCTTCCGTTAGCCGTCTTCGGTGAAATTTAACTATTATTGTTAATCTTTTATCAATACCGAGTTTTGTTACAGTGGTGGCATAGCCTTCCCATGTTACAAGCGCATAAACTCTTATAGGTGCTAAAAAATTTTTCTCGACGGCCTCTCCATACAAAGGGTGAAAATTACTATTTTCAACACTAATAGGATAATAAATAATTTCTTGACCTATGACGCGCTCTATTAATTCGTCATTTACTTGTTTTACAAGATCACGTTCTTTTTCGCCTAAAAATAGGGGCGGCGGTGGAGCGGCTGGTTGAGACCATTTATTTTTATCTGGAGGCATCACATATTACCCCACGTATACCTTTAATGGAATATGTTTTTCAATAGTATTTACTGATTCCATTAGCTTCGCGTCGTCTTCCATCAACTTCGTATACGTCAACTCATCCAAAATGGTTTTTAACTCTTCTCTCAAGTCTTTTTGTTCGGTTTGGCTTTGAGTAACTAAATCTTTACCGTCTAATGTGACACTTTCGCCAGGAATTGGAATTGAGCCAAACTTACTTCTAACAGTACCAAGCGTTTCTTTAGACAATGAAAGTGCAAATCTTCGAATCCATTGTTTTCCTATGGAGTTAATATTTTCATAAGGAAGATTTTCATAAGGAAGACTGTTTAAATTATTAATTCCGTCTGTTACAGTGCCTCCGCCGCGGCCGTCTGTGTCTCCAGCGTCCCACGGATCTGGGTCTACAAAAAATTCTACCCAAAATTGGGAGGGGCTTGTTTTGACAACATTTGGAAATAATCTTAATCTATTATTTTTTATTTCGTACGAATAATGCGAATTCCTTGTGTATATTGCGTCTTCAAAGGCCATGGCTTGTGCTTTGTTTTGCCATGGCGGAATTATTTGAAATGTCGAATCATCTGTCCATTGTCCGTAGCTAGATAGGTCTCCCACAGTATTTAAGCCGCCATAATATCCATAAAATCGCCACATAGCTTGTGGTGTCTTATAATAAACTTTTGTTACATTAATTCTTTTATTGCCTACAGGGTTAGATGTGCCAAAAGTCCCACTTGCAGCAGAAGAAGAAACAATTTGTTGTAAATCATAATCTTGTTTCCCGTCCGTGCCTTCGAATGAAGCAGAATAAATTGTTACCTCTCCACCGAAGCCAACTTCTGTGGAGGTACCGTATCCAACTCTTCGAGCGTACGCAAATTCAAAGCGAGGAAATTTAAGATTAATATTTTTTCCATACAATTCATCGCCGGTTTGAATTTGACCGTCATGATCAAAAGTGCCGGTAGTTGCGCCTAATAAGTCTGATAGTGTGTTTTTCGCTTGGTGTAAATTAAGGATATAAGAATATTCTAATACGGACTCTTCGTACGCTGCATATATATTATTATTGGTTAATTCAATATCTAGTATATCTCCGCCTAGTTTTTTATATGTATAACTAACTTGCTCGGCGGCGCCGGAGCAAAAATATTGTGAGAATAAAGGAGACGTGCCGGCGGAGTAAAGGCCAAAAGGTAAATTACTATTGTCTGCTACATCACTAGTTTATCTTCCATTTGAAAGCGTGATTGCGCTCGTTTGTGACCGTGGATTTAAAGTAGGTAGCGCCATTCATTTAGATCTCCTTACTATAAATAGTTGGAGAGATCGGAAAAGCTATAGAGAAAACCTGTTATTAGTCTTCTTTCTTCTTTTTCCAAAAGGGGTTTTTTTTAACCTTCTTGGCTTTTTTAGTTGTTTTTACAGTTTCTTTTACTGCGCCGGTCGCTTCTTCGGCTGCTTTTTTAGCAGCTGCGACTTTTCTTGTTAACCAAAGTTTTTTCCATTTTTTACCCATGATAAGTCTCCTTTCTAATAAATAGTCTCTAAAACCCAAAATCTCAAAAAATTGAGCGCGTAAAAATTTGGCATATTCGCTTTTTTGAAATAAAAAAGCCCTCGCCTAGGGCGAGGGCTTTAATATTAGATTAAAAATCTATCTTATGGCTTACGTGCCACTCTCACCAAGGAGTCCACGAACGACGACAAGGCCGTACATATCGGGACGAACCATCTTCTTGGCATATCGAGTCATGACACCCTTGCGGGGCACGAAGTCTTCAATACCGAAGATTGTGGGAGTAACTTGCAATGGCACATAAGGGGCATATACATAGCCACTTTCGAGGAAGCTATTACCCTTACGGCCAACCAGCAATAAATTACGCGGGAAGTAAGGATCGACGTAAACGTCAAATTTCTTACTCACGCTACCAACTTTTTGTGTGCCTGCAACGCCTTTGTTGTCATCAGCAGTTACACTAGCTCGGAAGCCAGCAGTAAACTCCATAATGTTTGCAACTTCAGGAGAAGTAACGACAAAGTTAGCACCACCGCGTAAAGTCTTACGGTGAATCTGAGCGGAAACATCATTGACGGTCTCAATGAGAGTCTCATACCACTCAGAAACGGTACCGGTGAAGTCTGGAGCTTTTGCCGAAGCGCCAACTTCTTGCCCAGTAGTTCGATGAACAAACAAACCAGGCGAACGGGACCAGTAATAAGTAGAAGCTGTTGCGCCTTTGATGAGATCTTCCATGATCTCTCGGTCAATCTCAAGAGCAATTTGCTCAGAAAGAATTGACGTAAGCTCAACTTCAGCATCCAGATTGTGATAGGCATTAAGATCCTGACCAAGTTCTGGCGTCCATTTGGCTTTCAGCTTTTTAGTGACTGCCGTGACAGATACTGAATCGACCTTGAGGTCAATTTCAGGAATTGTTTCATTATCTTCCAATCCCCAAGGATCCACGCCAACAACGGAGCCGAGTGCATTCGCATTCCCGGCAGCTGCAGTGCCACCGAAATTATCAGTAATTGGGAATGTATATGCCTGAGTAGAACCCATTGAAGTCCTAATATTAGCTACGGTACCGTTCTCACTCAAGGCGACGATATAAACAGTACTTGTGGCACTAGAGCCAGAAAATGCTGTCAATCGACGTGCTTGACGGATCGATCCGGTAGCCAACGCTAACGAATCATCAGTATACGTACCCGGTGCACCAGAATTTGTAGCTACAAGCGCAACCAAATCATCATCATTAAATGCGCCACCGTTGGTAGCGCCAGTCGTCTCAACTGTCGCAATTACGAAAGAAGTGCCGTCCGTGCCGGCGGCGCCGGAGACGAGAGCTGGATCGTATTGCAGAAGATTATTAATCTCAGTTGTTGTCAAACTAGTAGTCGTGTCGGTTGGATCAAGTGCGTGGGTGTTACCCCCCCAAGTTCCAGAAGCCACAAAATTGTGAGTAATGGTATCCGAGCCGGTTGGCGAAGAATAACCATTGTTCAAGCTATAAAAGCTTTTCTCAGAATTAAGGCCACTCAAGTCAACACCACCAGTGATTTGTTGGCCGACTTTTCCGCCGCCATACAATGATGCATTGGCGACTGCACTGTAGCGTTCGTTAGCGAACGTAAAGTCCATAAAGAAAATGAGTCCCGAAGGGAGACTCATTGGCTGTACACTAACGAGTTCGTTAGCAATAAGGCCACCAAATACTCGACGAACAATGGGGAATGCAACGGCTGCAAAACCTTCAACATCTCCACCGGCCATCGTCGAAGCTTCACGAAGAAGCTCCTTGGCTTGGTTTTCGAGCAGACGAGCCATATTATGCTT